AGAGACATGTCGGACCGAGCAGCACCACAACTTCAAAAGTTATGGTTGCCACTTCGGATCTTGGATGACAATCCGAGCGCCGAGGGGTCAGCGCATCTTGTGCCATCCTTCGTTTGCTACTGCTTGTTTTCTAAACACACTCTTCCTAAGAAGATCTTTGATCTGGTAGACGGCTGGAGACCTGATAAGGTTCTCCGTCACCGTATCAACGAGAGGTGGGCTTCCCTTATGGGAGCCTTAACGCTCGTTGCACCGGATCACGTTCTTTCTAAGAAAAACAAAGACGTAAAAGGAATTATCAAACTTTTCAAATGGTTTGTCAAGTCAGTCCGCTTCAATGGAGTGGACTGGGTTGACAAGCGTTTGAAATGCATGTACGAATTCTCCCGCCATCTGGCAGGAAAACCTGTACCTGAATCTTCAATTCCTGATATCCCGTCTGGGACTCCTGGTTTTAACCGCTTCGGAAAGTTCATTGGATATTCATTTTTTGCCAAGACCAGCTGGTCAGGGTTGAATGAATCTATCCACGTGGAAACTCATTGGGCCTTTTCTTTAGGAAAAGGGGGAATGGGTTTTCCAACTTTCACGAAGAAGGTGAATTCCTTGCTAAAGTTTAAAAAGGTAACTACTCAACTAATTCGACCACCTCAGGAGGTGATCGATGACGCCGAGCAGTTTGCCTTTGACTACACGTGCAAATTTCCTAGGTGGAAAATTGCCAAGAATATGGACATCCATGTCACCGATTCTTCGGCCTCCTGTTGGGAGGTCGGAGCCGGTGCCGGAGGAAGACACTCATATTTCCACGAGGAAATTGAGACTTTCAAAAATGAATTCTTCATGATCGAAGACGACATGGAGAGCATTTTTTGTCCATCTGGTCAAAAACTTTTGCCTTTAGAGAATAGCGAGTTTTACTTCAAGCCCACCGATTTCGGAACGGTGGTCAGCGGAGCAGTACTCGCGTCTCTATGGAGTACGTCCAGACTCCTCATGGAGATATCTTTCTGCAATTCACTTGCAGATCCTGATATCCCCCTAGGGTGTTCGACTCAACCCGTCGCCAGCGCGCAAACCATGCCCTTTCATTTCTATAATGAAAGACCAGAGTATGCATCGCTGGAGATGCCGAGTTCGATCCCTTCGAGGATGGATGCAGTCGATGATAAAGCAGCAAAAGTTCGAGTCATCGGTGTCACAAAGGGACACCTGATTAATCTCGAACACTTGCTGCGCAGATCATCTGCTGCCGTCTTAAAGTGTGATAGGACAATTCCTACAATGGGCTGGCCTGGCAAAGGACCCGAAAGGGTTCTTGGTCCTGACCCGCCTTTTGACTCGACTGATCTAAGTTCAGCCACTGATTCAACCGACATAGCCGAAGCACGTGCACTCATGAGAGGGCAGGTGCGGGCCTTGATTCATCTTGAACTACTCCCTGAGTGGTTCGCCGATGTGGTCTTGGTTCTGGTAGACGTAGTAATCCGCCCCACTTTGGCTTGTGAGCCAAAGTGGTGGAAAGACTTGTCTGATCCAGCGATGGAATCAGTTTTCCCTTTCGAAACTACACGTTCTGTCCCCATGGGACAATCCCACAGCTGGAATCTTCTAACCTTAGGTCAGAAGTTCCACCGCCATCGGGCCCTCATGGATCAAGTAAAACCTCGGTTCTACAAGGACATCACGTGTGGTGACGACTCAGCTGCTTCTGGCGGATCCGTTGAACTCTACCAAGAGTTCAGAAGATCTTTAAAAGCATCTGGATATGAGATTTCTCCAGGTACTGATATGATATCCAATCTCTGTATTCAACATACAGAAATGATGTTTGTCATTCAGTACAGTGATACCAGGAAGTACTTAACCAAGGTCAAGTACCCACCTGTTGGATCACTATTGGATAAGAATCCTATGTCTCGTCTTCCGCAAGAGAGGAAGAAAGGACTTAGCACTGCGAAAAGCTCAAGGGGACCGGCTTCTACCAAAGCTACTCTCTGGGTGAACCTTCCTTTTTCAAAAGAAGGTTACTCAGAGAAGTTAGTTAAGGCTTGCCGGATCTTAGCACTTTATTCGAGTCAAAGTATTGTTAGGAAAGCTAAAGACCTCGATCTGCCAAACTACCTACCTCAGGAGTTTGGTGGACTGGGTTTTACGCATCCTACTGGAAAAAGCATTAAACATGTTAGACCATTTTTCATCAAAGGATTGGCATCTCTATTATCTGATAATAGAAATCTCCGATACTTGTTGAACTATAGGTCGTTGGGCTCCTGTTGGGTTTACAACTCAAAGGATCCCAGATCTGAGGCAGTAAAAGAATTGACCGACCACTGGGTGGGTCAAGCCTTAACAAAGAAGCGGCAGATCACCTGTTATGGTGATCTTATGCTTTCTTTGGATGCTGGATCATGGGAAAGGCCCTGTTGGGTTGATGTTGTCCAATTTTGTGAGGAAGTTCTCGGAACTCCCCTAACAAAAGGCGACTGGGAAACTTACGACGAGGTCAAATCACTGTTAGGCGATTTGACTGGTGCGAAGTTTTTCCCCATCAAAGAGGTTCTAGATCACGTCGAGGCCCATTTTAGGTACGACCAACTGTTCGTTGGTCCTAACCCAAAAGGTGCCGTAGACGATCAGCCTTCGTTGTCACTTGTGTCCAAACGTGTACACAAGTTTTACAAGAAGCTGATGATCGAACAACCTCCTCCAAAAACATGGAAAAGTTATAGTAGCAAAACTATTGAAGAGTTACTAGACGATCTGCACTGGCGCCAAAATTTAATTTTGGTCGCTGGTCACCTCCCTCTCTTGGAAAAATTCAAGAGCAGGTGGTGAACGAGATCGTCCACTCTTCACGAAGCCTAATAAAAGGCATACGAGCTGAGGCCAGTCTTAGAGACTGGCTGGCAACCCGG